CCTCCCACTCAAGGGAGTCCCGCTTCTTAGCGGTTGTGATGACATACAGCGTAGGGGAGCCCTTGACCTTCTTCTTAGCCAAGGACCCCCCTTTCTTGAACGAGGCGGCGTTACAAACCGACGTGAGATACCACGCTATGCTGGTCAGGGTCTTTCCCGAACCAACGCCACCCGCCAAGATGCTGCCGTTCTGCAGTTGACGCACCGCCTGGATCTGCTCAGGGCGATACGTAACTGTCATTCTATCGAGTTCTCCTTTCGATACAGTCCCCGAAGATCCACTCGTCAAACTCAGACTTCACCCGCAAGAATCCCGAGCGGCCGTCCTCATACTCCTCCTTGCGGAACTCGGAGTTGGACTTGAGGTAGAGGTTGGTCAGGGCCAGGTTACGTCGGTTTCCGTCCTTGTACTGAACCCAGTATCCATCCGGGATCTTGTCGACGAACAGACTCCACACGAGCACTGCTGCAGAGTAGACCTTGCGTTCCCTACCATGAGCACTGGGCTTCTCCATGCGATACATGTAGCACCCGTCCTTGTACCGGGGTGTGAGAAAACGACCGGAGTTCTTATTTCGAACCCTCCCCAAGTCAGATACCTCGTACTTGTCATTGAGGCCTGGGATTGTCTTCCACTGTTCAGTCGCCAAAGCGAACCTTTCTATCCGCCTCCGACTCAGTACATGAGCCGAAGATGTAGTCGTCGAACTCAGACCGGGTCTCTTCAAAGAGCTCATCCATCCGAGCGTTGTACTCATCATACCAGGCCCGCCGGTACGCCGAGTACGAAACGAGATCTAGGTTCTCAAGACGGGCGTTAGCCATATCACCATTCAGGTGGATAACGTAATGCCCCCTCCCGGGCTCTCCATGAAATGCACGCCAGATAGTCACACCACAGCGAACCATGGTCTGCTTACCTGAGTCGTCCCTGTATAAGGAGAACCCGGGGGCTCCGTCTGAGCACTTCTGGATCCGAAGAACTCGCCCACTCGAGATATTACGCACCCGACCGAGATCAGATGCCTCATACCTTGAGAAGGGGTGTGGTAAACTTCGCCAGCGCTCAGTCAATGTACATAGCCTTGATGTGGTCCAGGAGATACTTCTGCTCGCCCGTCTCCGAGTCCGTAACGATACGGAGCTTGATTGCCGGGCGGTTGTAGTAGTACCGCTTGTTCTTCTCCTCATCCTGGAAGACGAAGAAAAGGACCCCCTTCGCGATCTCCTGAACCCTGATCAGCTTCATAGGCACACCCGAGACTGTCACATCCAGGATAGCGTCGGCTCGGAGAGCCTGTTTGATCTCCTCGAGGTCCTTGATCTCCTGAGTCGGGTCGTCAAGAGACCAGGAACCCGAGATGGGGTTGTAGAGGAACTTCTGAGTCAGAGGCATGCGAATCTCCTTCATGAAGTCGCTGTCCTGCCGCTTGAGATAGAGCCCCCAGAACGAGCCATCTGCGTCCACGTCTAGCTTCATCCCCATCACATGCCAGAACTTGCCGTCGTGGTTGACGATAACCGGGTGCAGCTTCTGGAATGTCTGATCGAGCCAGATCTGGTCGAACTGCTCGAGGTTGATGCGCTTCGTGCTTCCCATGTGAATCGCCTTCCATGCTTTCTGGGGTCGGTACTGGATGAATTCGTACTCCTCAATGTTCTTGAGGAGAATATTCTCTTGCGGAAAGGTGTTGATTGTAAACAGGACCGCGCTTTCGGTATCTACGTCATAGAGTCGCCGATACTCGAGGATACGCACCTCTCCCTCGGACGCCTTAAACTCCACATACATAGCATTTCCAGATGCGTATGTGTCATGAATATGCGCCAGAAAGTCCTTACCCTTGATAATACGGGGGGTCTTGTACCATCCGCCGTCAGTGAGCTCCATCATGTACTCCTCAGAAATAACGGATCGTGTCAGCGGCCCACTCCACATTCTCGAGGACCCAGTCGTAACTCTGGTGTCCCTTCTCATTCGTCATGGTGTGGCGGGTGAACTTGGACTTCTGGGCATCCGACATGCGGAAGGTGTACCAGTGCCCCGTCTCTCGCTCAGCAGTGATCCACAGGTCGGTAGAGCCAGGAACACGCATGAAGGACTTGACGTGATACTGCCGGGACTCGTAGAAGAACGGAGCAGGCTTACCCTCACGAGCAGCCCAGTAGTCGTAGTACTCCTTGGCGTTGTAGGTCTTCCGCTCCTCAGCGAGGAAGAGAACCGACCCGTTGCTCATCAGGTCTCCGTTCTTGATCCGCATCTTGGTGATGAGACCCTCAGCGTTCGTCATATACATGATCCACTGGTCATCGCAAGTGGGCTTGAACTCAGTGATGAAGAGGTCCTTGTTTCGATAGATGAACGTGGGAAGCATAACCCCATCAGTCTGCTTGAGCTTGGCAAGATACTGCATACGAAGCTCGTAGATGTCAACGGGACCCTCGTCAACCTTGATAAGAGTGATCATTTGGTGCTCCTTTTAATTCGTCGTGGGATGTCGTACTCGTCGAGAATATAGTCCATGAACGCGAAGAGATCCTTCTCAATCTCATCCGCGAGCTCTCGGTTTCGAACCTGAGAGACGTCAACGATGAAGCGATAGCTGTTGTTCGCAGTCCGCTTCTCGAGATGAACGGAACACCGTGGCGTACGACGACGCTCAGGGTTCTTGATGTAGTCGAGCACGATCTCTCGACCAGGCTTAAGATCCGGGTTAGGATACAGAGTCTCTCGAGGCTCCTTGCCCTCAGCTCGATCTCGTTTACGAGCCTCAGAGAGGGCCTTCTTCTCGAACTCCTCTGATTCCTTGACCGCCTTCAGAATATCATCAGCACTGACAATAAGTCGGCTAGCCACGTGTGTCCTTTCTATGAGTGGGGGACCCCGGGGCCCTTTTACAGACCCCGGGGTATAAAATCAGCCGCGCCGCATCTCCCTGATGAAGATCCAGATGAGCCAGAATCCTCCGGTCACCGAGACCATGAAGACGTCAAACAGGAAGTTGAAGAATCCGTAGCGTCGCATCAGGCGGCCACCTCCTCATCAGCGTACTTGGCGTCAAGCGGGTCCTCTGAGATGGTGACATACATGGTGCCCAAATATGCCTTGACTCCGGTGTTACCGTTTGCCTCCCAGACATAGGGGTTGATCGTGAGGTCCACATTCAGGATCTCGACGTAATCAAGGGAGTCGATCGTCTGCTCATTGATGTAAACCTTCCGACGAGTAAGGTTCGGAATGCAGACAATCTTCGGAGGACGGGATCGATAAGAGGCCTCAACCTTGATATAGTGAGTGAGAGCATCCGGGTCATTCCGAGACTCCCGGGTCTTCACATTCCAGTCGTCCCGCTCAAGTTCAGGGACCATGTCCTCGGGGATCTCGACGCAGAAGGTGCGCTTGGTGCCACCGGCGAAAGGACCAGAGGCGGAGAAGTCCTTGAAGAAGATACGGGCGTTCTCGATGGTGATGTTCTTGGGTCGTGCCATTGTGTGCTCCTCAGAAGTCGGCGTGAATACGGAAGTCTGTGTGAATTCGAGTAGTGTCCCAGGATCCGATCTCCAGGACCTTACGGATGAACCCGGTGAGATTCTTGCGCTGACGGCACTTGAAGAGGATGGTCTTCACGCCGTTTGGGTAAGAGATCTCCCCGAAGACGCAATTGGGCTGGCGGTAGAAGCTGACCTCAACATCGTTCTCGAGGTCGAACTGCATCACACCCATGAGTGCGCTGGAGAAGGCCGGGGTGACCTTGGACCTCTTGTCAATGAAGGGCTCCAGGTCCAGTCCCTCGAACTCACCAGCCTCCTCTCGAAGCTGGCCGTCCGGGGTGAAGTAGTCAATGACGCTCTTGTCTCGCTGGCTCATGCAAGCCACTCCTTCTTGAGATCGATCTTGTCGTGCATGATCTGCCTGAGGAACTCGCAGGCGATCTGGTACTCACGGTTGTTGTAGATGTAGATGGGCTTGATGGTGATGTCCTCATCATGGAGGAATGCCCGCATCACGATAATCCGGTGGATCGGATCATACGTAACAATGAAGCTATCCCCATTCTTGAGCTGATACTCAATGAGATCTGTAGTATTACAGATAACGAGAATATCATCAACGTCGTTCTTCTCACGATACTCCACTCCTCGTCGGAATGCCTCGAAGCAGTCCTTGAGCTCGATGAACTCGGTGTCGATTCTGAGGTGCGTATCGTGTGCTACGATCTTTCCAGGCATGTGTGCTCCTTTCAGAAAAGCCTATACCCCAGGTTAATGGGGTACAAGCGGAGATCAGTCTTCGATCTCGATGTGGTCTCGGGCTTCCTTGACAGCCTTGACGGTCTCGTCGAACTGCTTCTCGACTTCGCGGGCAACAATTGCACTAGCAGCAACACCAGTGCCCACCGATCCGAACCAAAGCAGAATCTTAGCGATTCCATTTGCGTTCGAGACGATAGGCTTGGTAAGCTTGCTGGCAATCATACCAGCTCCAATGGAGGAGAGTCCGGAGATGATAATCTTGGCAACGGGCAGCATGAGTATTCCTTTCGAGTAGAGGGGTCTCATATTACCCTTAGTTTCTGACGCGGACCCCCGGGCCCTTTTACAGACCCGGGGGCTTTTACACATCAGGTGTAGTTATGACGGTAGCATCCCGCATCCTGCACGAACATCCAGTGCCGCTGCCAGAAAGGACCTCGGACAAGAACCCAGCGCCAGCATCCCATATTATATCACCTCCTTTATGACTAGATCTTCGTCAGACCACATCAGGTGTAGTTGTACCGGAAGCAGTTAGCGTCCTGCACGTGAATCCGAGTCCAGCCATGCCAGCGAGACCACATCCACATCCAACGTCCACACATATCACTTCACCTCCTCGTAGTAAAGTCGAGAAATAGTCTTCCTGCTCGAGCCAGGCATAAAGACCAGCTCGTTCAGGCCATCATGGGTAAACATGTACGTAGTCCAGTGTACCCAGTTGAAGCACAGAATCTTGCCGTCTCGTGGACAGGCGATTCGACAGTACCCCAGGTCATCCTTGAGGATGCGGGCATTCCAATACTTATTGACTCGCCCATCCTGAGAATATACAGTCACGGTGAAGTGCTTGACGTTGACCCCGTAGATTATCGGGTCGTCGAGAACCGGGTCTCGGTCCTTCTCAATCGAGTGCTCTTTATACGGACCCCACTGGTTCTCGTACTCAGCCATCATTGTCTCCGTTCCAGATATACGGCTCAAGCTCCAAGGGTGAAGGCCTCGAAGTCGCCGAATTCTCCCACCGCAGCCTTTGCATCGTCAGCAAGACCTTCGAAGTAACCCCAGTCGACCCACTCCTTCCAGTCGTCTGGGTGGGCTTCCTTGAAGGATTCGAACTGTACCCACCTGTGACCGGTACTGCCTGATGCGGCATGGTATGCACTATCTTTCTCGCGGAGAAGGATCCCGCCTCCACGGTTCACGGGGACGAAGGCGCCGGTCTTACCGACAAACTCCATCTCAGGGTTCTCTTCTGTTCCGTTGTTGAGGTACAGAGCGGTAGTTACGCTCTTGGTCTCCGCCACGTCTCGAATATCAAGCTCCTCCTTCGAGAAGAGCTCCTTGAAGACGTAGGGGTGCTGGAACTGAGCGCCTGTAGCACTCCACTTTCCATCCTCATAGTCGACATATACGGCCTTGTTCACGAGACACATGCGGTCATAAGTAGCCTCGTGCTCGAAGGTGTAGCCGTACTTCTTGCCGAACTCCATGACCTTCTCGATGATCTCGGGGGTGGCCCGAGGGATCTTGATCGAGTCGGTCTTGATGTGTGCAACGTCGAAGCCCTGCTCCTGGACGAAGTGCTTCAGATCCACCATGAACAGAGCGCCACGCTTGGCGACAATGTTGTCCACATTGCGGGGGTCCTTGAAGGCGTTGGGGAACTTTGCCGCAGTGAGACCGTACACCGAGTTGATGACGATCTTAAGAGCAAAGGCCAGTGCCTCATAGTCGACCCCCTCCTCGAGGAATGGCTTGAGTGCTCCGTCCAGAAGAGACCCCGCTAGCTTGTCGTCGTGGTGCTTGATTGCTACTCGGGCTTGCTTGATCTCGCTGAAACGCTTAGTGTATCGGTCTCCGAAGAGGTTGAGACACTCGATTGAAGTGGGATGCATGCTCGCAACGTCGAGAAGTGCGACGTCGACATAGATTCCTGGCTCGGCATAGACGTATCCACCCTCACTGACCTCCTCCCCACGATAGGTAGACTTGCCGAAAGCGTACTGATAGCCAGGGAATTGCTGTGAGAGATCGGTGTAAACGAATTCACTCTGAGGATTCCTGTTCTTCCCGAAGATAATGAACTGACTGTGCTTGTTAGTCGTGTCATTAGGAGTCAAGCCAGACAGCTCGGCAAGCATAAGGCGGGCCTGCCAGTCCGCATGGAGGTGGTTGAAGACCTCCTCAGTTGCGATAACGTCGTTATCACAGTACTCCGCCACCTCTTCCCAGCGCTCCTCAGGAACATTCTCGTCCCAAGGAATACCGAGCTCCTGGTGGTGCAGACCAAGCTCGATCTCCCACTTCTTGAGAGACATCTTAGTGGCTGCGAAGTCGTACACATCGGTGTAGGACAGGTTGTAAGCCTCGACGAACCCAGCGGTGACACTGTTCTCGATGATCCGCTTGCTCAAGTCATACAACTTGGCGTTGTTGAAGCCCAGAGTACGAGCGTAGAGAATATGGTTGTCGTACTTACGGCAGTTGAAGCCGACAAGCCGCATCTCGCAGAGGGCCTCGATCTCTTCGGGGGTGGGGTTAATCATCCGATGCACCTGCGGATTGTCCTTCACCTTCCAGTTCACGAGGAACAGGTTCGGGAACACCTCACAGTCGAAGAACACCAGCTCGCCAGTCGGGAACCCGACAGACTTCTCCTCTGGATCCTCGTTGGTGAACGGCATCTCCATCACGGTCTTGATTGCCGCCTCGGCCTGATGTGTCGAGTTCATGGCGAACGCCAGCACACGAGGCTTCAGGTCCTTGACGTCGTAGACCATCCCCTGTTCCTTTGCGTCACGGAGGATCTTGGCGATGAAGTCAACCGATGGCTTGGTCGAGGGATGGATCTCCTTCCGAAGGTTGCGCTCAATAAGCTCCCTGACCTTCTTCTCGTTGGCCATGGTGGTCTTGTTGATCACTTTCTTCTCCTTAAACGGCAGCCCTTCCGAAATATGAGCCACCGGGATGTTGTTGCAGTGGGTGACTTTTCTCCTCAGAGAGGAATCACCTGTGAAGACCTTGATCTCAATGTCTTCGTCGTAGAGCCTCGCCAGTTCGGAAGGGTCTCCGTCGTAGATGTAGTGGAGGTGAACTCCATTTCCACCTTGACTGGTCTCGGCGTAGGTAGGGGGCCATTTCGAGGCTGCCTGTAGGTTTCGATTAAGGTCCTTCCTACCGTCCGTCTTGATATCAAAGTCGATGATGATGTGGTTCTCGGGGACCTTGACGTAGTGGACCTCATGAGTGTCAATGTCCTTTAGAGAGGTATGAACATTTGCCCATCGGAACTGCGGAGTGCCAGAAGGTCCGGCTTGCTGTGCCGGGCAATCAGCGAGGGCCTCGTCGAGAATGGATTCGGAAGAATCCAGGTCGAGCGAATATGGCTCCTCTGGAGTAGCTTCGAGTTCGGCAGGATCCAGTAGGTGATACTTGAAGCCGGAATACACATTGCGCAGTCGATCACCCCCAAATCGTCGTCGCTCATCGAAGCGATCGAAGTAGTCCTTGAGCTCTTCCCGGAACTGGTGCCGACTCGACGGGTACGGGATATTACTCTCACTGCAGTACTCCTTATACAGCTTATACGCCATTGTGAGACTAACGAATTCTTCTTCCTTGAACAGGAGATAGTTCTCCTCAACAAAGTTGTATATTACGTTCGTCTTCATCATCATGTCCTGGGGCTTATATGCGTCGTAGTAGTGCTTACCGAGACTCCGATAAACCCCAAGACAGTGATTAGCGATCTTCCCAAGCTCATCTCGGATCTGCGTCATCAGCGTCTGATACTCATCAGCCCCCACTGTCTGTCCGGTGGGGGATATATCAATCAGTCTTCGGATGATTCCTGACTTGGAGTCAGTGATCTTGACAGGCTTGTTAGTGCCGATGAAAAGGAGCGCGTTAATCCGTTTAGGGTATCGTTTAACTCCCTTCTCATTGATGAGAATCGTCTCATGTGCGACCACGCTATTGAGTAGACCGTTGGTCTCGATTCTTGAGAGGTCTCCATCTTGATCGATGGCCACGAGCGAACTCTTACCGAGGGTGCTGGTTGCGAACTGATCTGACTTGGATCCAAGCGCTCCTGCATCAAACGTAGTTGTGTATCCTTGGAAAAGAAGTTCCAGAATGTTGAGGACTGTTGACTTACCAGATCCCGGGGGACCATACAAGACGGCAAACTTCTGTATCCGCTTAGAGTCTCCAGCCACGATTGAGCCGATGAGCCACTCGAGCTTTCGTCGAGCATCCTCATCATATAGAGTTCCAATGAGAGTTCCCCAAGCGTCCGGCGAACCCTCCTCGAGGGAGTACGGGAGCCTGGCCGTGGCATAGTCTTCCTTTCTAGGAGTACTGTCCGCAAATATAAGCTTGGCGTTAAGCTCCTGCCCATTGTCAGGGAGCCTGGACTTCCAAGTCTGGAAGCTGGTCCATAGTCCAGTGTTGTAGTTGGACATAGTTTTCACAACGGTCTCAATCTGACCCTTGTGATTCTTCTGGTGCTCGAAGAGGGACCGGTCTACAAACGTAGCGACGTCAAACTCGTCTGTAGACCAGATCCCCTTCTCCTCATCCCAGATTGCCTGGAAGTCTCGTCCCTGAATGAGAATATCCCTCGACCTACCGACGAGGAACTCAGGGTAGATTTCCACCTTTCCACTCTTTGTGGTACGCTCGCAGATTCGGTAGAAATCCATGAGTCTCCTTACATATAGTTCTCGTTTGCGTAGGCATTCATCTGGGCCCAGAGCTCAGCCTTCCGCATATCACGTGCGCCATGCAGCGGGATCGCACGAAGAGGGAACATGGATCCGTGTCCCATCTTGGTGTAATCCCGGCTGTTAATCCGCTCAAGGATGGAGTCGACTTCCTCCTCGTGGCGGGGGTTGAACAGGGCCTCGTCGTTGTAGTCGTAGAGACCGCAGTTCTTCACCATCTCCCAGAAGTACCATTCGAGGGAATATGGTGTATCATCATCCTCGAGCATCATGTCCATGCGCTCGGCCAAAGCGATGAACATCTCGAGCATAGAGCAAGACTGCTCGTTAAGCCAGACGTAGGACACATCGTTGTTCTCTCGAACGAACGCCCTACGTAGGTCAATACCATCCTGTGCACGGTTGATGTCGTTCTGGATCGTCACCCGGAACGGCGTCTGGTGCATGATCTCGAGCAAGCTCATGAAGGACTCCTCGGGACACTCAGCCTTGCGAGTATCCCCGGTTCGATCCACAAGCCACTCGAAATATGAGTTATCCGGTGCTGCCTCGATCATTACTCGTCCTCATACGGCTGTACTCCGAGAACCGAGTGCTCATAGGATTCGTCGAGAATGGTGATCTCGAAGTCCGCGTGGCGGCTCATGCTTCGGACGTAGATGATGGAATCAGAGGCAGACACCTCTGAGATGATGTTGTCGAACCACTCAGTGTTCGCAAGGGGGACACCACGGTTGTCAGCAAACACATCATCCTCGAGATAATATGTAAGCTCGACATGCTCCTGGTGTCCCTTGGCCCTGTACTCCTCCTCGGTAATACGCTGGGCCTCAAACTGCTGGCGGTTGATGGTGCGCTTGGTTACCTCTTCCTGGTCGGAATCTTCCACAGGAGTCGGAGAGTAGTCCACAACAGCGCTCGGTACCACCGGCTCAGGATCGGGTTCGCGATCCTCTGGATCAGCGCCATCTCCCACTCGCTCTTTGTGCTTCGCTTCAGCAATTTCTGCAAGCTCCTTGTTGATCTCGATTGTGGCTTCCTGGAAGTCCTGCTCGAACTTGCGAGCAAGAACGAAATATACGCCAAGGCCGCCGGTGACAGCCCCGGCTGCGAAATATGCGATCTTCTCGAACATGGCACCTCAGATCTTGTCGTACATCACGCCGTCGACGTTGAAGTCCAGCGCCCACTTGGTGACGGTACGGCCGTTCTTGTCCTCGCCCTCGAAGGTGCCCTCGAAGATGTTGAAGTCAACGAAGTCGTCGCCGTTACCCTTGACCCAACCAGTCACAGCACCAGCAGGAGTGTGGGGGAACCCAAGCATCTTGTAGACCTCGTTGAGGAAGATGTGACCACGAGTCTGAAGAATATCATTCGCGTACTGCTGCTGGCACTTGAGGTGCAGCATGGACAGGTCCTCGTCTGCAGACCAGTTCACGTTCTCGTCGTCGAAGATAACGCCATAGGGAGAGACTCCGTCGACAGCAGAGATGGCCTCGAGAGTCATCTCGTCCTTGGTGAGGTCCTCATCGGCGACAGACACAATGGCGTCCAGCACCGCGTCCTTACCGAACTTGGACTCGACCTTCTTCTTATAGGTCTTGAAGGCCTGGTCAACGGCGGCATAAGCTGCAGCGAGAGAGGCATTCCGCTTCAGCATGATACCGTGGCCGGTGATCAGTGAAGCGATAGAGGCCGCACCAAGAATCAGGGCGGGGGCATAAAGCTTCGCCAGCTTGGTGGTCATTCGGGTGTAGAGGATGACCTTGTCCCGAGTGGCGTCCTTGTCAGTGAGCTTGCCGTCCTCGTGGGCCTCGTGGACCTTGACGAGAAGGGCAGTCTCCTCAGCCAGAGCCTCCTCAACCTTGAGGGTTGCCTTAGAGGCGAGAACCGTGGTGCCGATAAATCCAACGGTACCAGCGGCGGTCAGAATGGTGGGGGCGTGCTTGCTGAGAACCAGTCCAGCGCGTCCAGCGAGACGGGTAACGATTCCGAGATTCATTTGATACGTCCTGCTTCCTTGAGTCGAAGATAAATAGCGATTGCCTGGTCGTCTTCCATGCGTTCAACACGGCGACGCCACTTGTCTGAGAATGGGTAGGCGGCGATCAATTCAAGCCGCACTTGCTGAGGATTCATCGCGCATTGATGTGGTCGGGTTTCGGGAGCTGAAGCATGTAGCCTCGTCGAGATCTAATTACCGACATGTACCGGGCCGAAGTCCAACCCCAGTTCTCGTCAGTGTATTCGGTAGTGATACCGCAGAGATCGTAGAGATCGGCGACGGTGGCAAGACCGTACTCCTCGATGATGTCTCCGAGTCGGTCGATAACGAGATAAGCTTCATCTCGGGACTCGAGCTCGATCTCTGAGAAATCATGGTATCGACGTGTACGAGGAGAAGCGTCTCGGCGATTGCCTGGTGCTGAGCCTGGTCGAGAATATGATCCGTATGAGACACGGGACCCCACGGACGAGCTGCGAGCTCGAGGAGAAGACTCTCCGAAGAGGAGACGTTCGATGCCCTGGCTGACCAGATCCGAGAGTGTGTTCTTGATAGCAGGGATCGTAACATCGTAAAGTAGATACTCGCCGACATTGTGAATATCCTCTCCAACGAAAGCAGATACCGCCTTCGTTCCGAAGCTAGACTTCTTCTTGGTGACGGTGGCAGTGGTGACCTGCTCAACCTTCTTGCGCTCAGGGAGCTTGCTATTGGATGGGAGGTTCGGACGGATTGGTGCGTTAGCCAAGGTGGCCCCTTTCAAGGAGGTGGGGGCCCCAGATTTCTCCAGGGCCCCCAAATATGGATCAGAGGTTGTTGAGCTCAGTCTCCTTGAGCTTGTCGTCGAGCTCCTTGTACTTCGGGTCCTCCTTGACCTGCTTCATGATCTTCTCAGGCAGGATACCGTTATAGAACTCACGGACGAGAGACGGGTTGTCCATGAGCTGGTCGAACAGCTCCTCGTACTCAGGCGAGTTGAGGAAGGACTCCTTGATCTGCTCAGACTTGACGAAGCGCTCACCCTGACGCTCACCATACGAGGTGCCGATGAGGTCGTCGAAGAACTTCATCATGGTGTACAGGTCCTCGTTGTCGATTGCCGCCTGGAGCCACTTCTCGAAGTTGGTGACGTTGTCATACCGCTTGATGAAGTCGAACATCTCACGGCGAGACATGTGGAAGTAGAGCTTCTTGGTGGTGGGCTCGTCGTCGAAGATACCACGAACGCGGATGATGTGAGAGAACATGTATGATTTCCTTTCAGTTGATCTTGAAGTAGTTTTCCTTAGGTGCGACTAGAAAGTCGACCGTAAGTACTGGCTCACCCTTTTCAGTGAGCTGAGAACCAAACTCGACGGAGAGGGAGTTCGGTTCGGACCATCCAACCAGTTCACCGGCTGCAATGGGTGGAAGTCCAAGCCCGTTGTAGAACTCGTTGAGGGAAGCGTAGCACTCAAGGTTGAGCTGCCCATTAATGTTGTTCTCGACTCGGCGGATGGATTCGATGTCGGACTCGAAATACCTCCCCGAGAAGATGTCATAGCAGAGAACGTCCCCTCCCCCGGCCACAAGAATAGTTCCGGAATGTGGTTCGCCAGCTGCTTGAATCGATTTCTCTGCAACGCGGGCCTTAATCTTCTCGCGGTCCTTCGGCTTAACCACGTCCGCCACCGCTTCTCGATATCGCTTAAACGCCGCCTCCGAACCTGTGTAAGCAAGTGCGAACGCCGCTCCTCGAGAGTACTGAATACGATTCGCCGCGATGATCGATACCAGAGTGCATACGCCTGCGATGGCCGGGGGAATATATACTCGATATGATACTGCGAACTTCTCCTTCCAAGAGAGGTCTTCGGGTGAGCGAAGATTGGCTTCACAGTAGTCTGCGATCTTCTCGACTGCGAGCGTAGTAGACTTCGCTGTGAGTACGGCCGTAGCAACGGTCCCGACGCATGCCGAGGCCGTGAGAATAGCCGGAGCGTTTGCCTTGAAGAATTGCGTAACACCGTTCGCATTTATCACTAGTCCTCCTTCATCTGAATATTGGTCTCTTCCTTACCAAGACCAGGATATGTTGTACGAGAGATCTCGAGCTTGCTCAGGTGTGCTGCGACCTCCATGCGGATAAGCGACTCGATGTCTTTACGAGTCAGAACCCCCTGCTGCTTGATAGTTCGGTCGATCTCTCGCCTAAGATCAGACGTGATAACAAAGTCTCCTCGAGGACCACGCTCACCGGGCTCACCCTTAGGTCCAGGAGGTCCCTGGATCACCTTAACCTTGCACCACTCAGACTTGAAGATGTAGGTGAAGACTCGGACGATGAGAGTCATGATGTTGACCCAGAGGATCACGACCGTAATCGCCCCGAGAATATACAGCGTCCACCAGATGATGCTCACTTGTGCTTCCTTTCAACTCGCTTGAGACGGGGCTTCAGTTTGTAGTTCTGCGGATTGTTGATGCAATCCAGGATATAATCCGGCGTAAACTCCCAAACACCATTCTCCCGAGGGTAGTGTCGGAAATCGATGGAGTCGGCAGCCATTCGGCGCAGATACTCCCGTCGGTCGTCTCCTCGTGAATATGCGCGAGCCTCTCCGGTTGTTCCATCAACACCGAGGTATAGTACGGACAGAGCGTCTCCGACGACGATGTCCGCGTGCTTTGCCAGGAGCTCCATGACTCCTCCGGGTGTGAGGATGACACAGCGGTTCGTCTTGGATGCAGATCGGACCAGTTCGTCTCGAGGAACACCATACCGCCAACCTCGGAAGGTCTCGACGCAAAGGAGGTCGCCCCGTACTTCCCATTCAGCAAAGCTTTGATCTTTGAGGAAGTAGTAGGAAGATAGGTCCTCTCCCACACGCTTAGGTCGGGTCGTTGCCGTACGTACTGCATGGTATCCCTCATTCTCAACCAGCTCCTTCTGGAATGTGGACTTGCCTGAACAACTTGGACCGAGAAGTACGACTAACATATTACTCCGCCGAGATCGTGTAGAGGATGACTGTGATTGCACAGAGGAGAAACCCGATCGCTGTCATTACGAGCTTGGCCATGAATGAGATGGGTGTAAGCCATACTAGCCAGGTTGCAAAGGCTACGGCTCCGAATACGATCAGGAATATGAGACTGATGAGGATGTAGTAGATGGGCGGTTCCTCGAACATGTGTGCTCCTTTCTCGAGGAAAAGCCTATACCCCAAGTCGGGGTATAGTGCCGAATTACCAGCGGTTGATCTTACGATCACGGCGCGCGATGAAACGCTGCTGAACACCAACAACGTGCTTCATCCGGGAGTTCGCACCCCTGCCAATAAAGCAGGAGGCGAGAACAATTCCGAGGATGAAAACAGCGCTCTTGATGACAGAAACGATGATGCGGGTCATGAGGGTGGTCCTTTCAAACGGAGGGGTTTCAATATAGGACCGGTTTTTCTCGCGGGCTAGTCGTCAGTGAGAGTGTGGAGATAGATATCCGCAAGAATGAGAATGCCACCTAATGCCACTGTGGGGAATACCCGCTGCGAGAGAATATTACCAGATGTAGCATCCCACACAACCCAGCACAGACAAGCGGAGATTGCGAGGAGTATAGCATCGAGTAGGTACTTCATGTATGCTCCTTTCAGAAAAGCCTATATCCCAGGTCGGGATATAGGATGAGGTCTCAGTCGGTCTCTTCAGAGGCTTCGATCTCGTCGATCTCATCGAGGTCATCGTGCTCAAGCTCTTCAGGCTCGTCCGTGTCCGGAACCGAGCGGAACGCCATGAGGGTGAGAGCGGTACCGGCTGCGAATACAGCGGCGCCAGCAATCAACTTCTTGGAGTTGCGCTTGATAGCGGGCAGGACAGCGTCCTTGTTGAACTTGAACTCGACAATCTTCTCGTTGGTCTCAACGGAGGTGTCGTGGGTCTCAGTCATGAGGGTTTCCTTTCAAATAGAGGGGTCTCATATAAGGCATGGTTTTTCTCGCGGAAAGCCTATACCCCAAGTCGGGGCATAGGTGAATGATCAGTGGATGTTGGCAAGAGCCTTTTCCACCATCGCATTCCATTCATCGTCAGTCATCGTCTCAGCACGCAACTTCGCGTTCTCGTTCTCGAGCTTCCACACACGAGCCTGGAGGGTGTAGGCGGTGTGCTTCTGCTCTTCGTGAGAAACAGCGAAGAAGATGGTGAGGATGGTAACAATGCAAAGTGCGATGTAGAGCATGGTCTTTCCTTTCGTAGGATCTTCAATATAGACAAAGATTCTCTCGCGGAAAGCCTATACCCCAAGTTAATGGGGTATAAGGTTCAGTTCTTCAACTGATCGTGAAGCTTCCAGTTCTCTTTTGTGAGCTTATCGCGAACGTCCTGAAGCGATCGAATAACGCGATTGTCACTCTCGATCTTCTCTTGGAGCTTGTAGTTCTTCTCAGACAGTCTGTTGAGCTTTTGGTTAGCAACATACAGACCGTTCCAAGCAGAACCGAGAAGCAGGCCAAGGATGAGAATAGCAACGATGAGTGCGTATACGGTCCAGGTCATTGTGGTTCCTTTCAGAGTAGGGTCTTCAATATACACCAAGTTATACTTGCGAAAAAAAAGATAAGCCTAGATCCCATGGCGGGATCATTGGCTGGAAGGTGGTAGGATCAGAAGTTCCAGGTCTTCTTCTTGCCAACCATCTCGGCGACAATCAGCAGGGTGCCGATGACGACGAAGGGGGCGATGACAAGAGCGAGGAGGGTGGTCATTGTGGTTCCTTTCTAAGGGTCTTCAATATACCATCCGTTTTTCTCGCGAAAGCCTATACCCCATGTCGGGGTATAGAACTATCAGTGAGAGCACAGCTTCTCGTAGAGCTTCTCAAACTCAATCGGATCCATGTGCTCCTTTGCAGCGTAGTAGTATGCGGAGTACATCTCTTCGAGGGACGTGCCGAGCATAGTAACGTACTTGAGTTGCTTTGCAAGGCGACGATTCTCGAGTCGGTAGTACACGCCATACACAACGCTAGCAAGGGTGATAGCACTGAGGATGATGTAGAGCATGGGAGTTCCTTTCAGAGTAGGGTCTTCAATATACTCGAGGATTCCTACGCGGCAAAAAAAGATAAGCCTAGATCCCATGGCGGGATCTAGAACTGAATCAGAGATAGTAGTGGTCGTACTGCTCAGAGCTCAGTCCAGTAGCAGCAAGCTCCTCAGCGTAGTCGAGGGCGGCCTGTGCAGCGGCGGGAGAGAGGTTCATGAGAGTGTCCTTTCTATGACGGGTTTCAATATAGAGCCCGTTTTCTACGCGAAAAAAAGATAAGCCAAGCCCCCCATGCGTATAGCACAGGGGGCCTGACGAATCTCAGAAGGGTTTAACCTTCATGATCAAACCGAACGCCTTCGAGCTGACAACAGCAAGTCGCTCGTACTGGAGGACGGCTACGATACCGGCCAGGGAGGTAGCTGCACCGAGAATTGCGTCTTTGCTGAGCTTCTTGCTCTCGCCAAGGGCTTTGGCTTTTGCAAGAGTCTCGACATTGCGAGCAATAGTGGTGTAGTCCTCACTAGAGGGATCGTGAAGCTCGGCATCCTTCAGAGCAGCTTCAATTGTCTGCTGAATGGGGTCAGTCTTCTTCATGGATGGGCTCCTTTCTAGGGGTTCATTATACCGCAGGTTTTTCTCGCTTAGACCTGCTTGACGTCTAGCGTCACCTTCCCGTTCCGGAGCATCTCGGCGACTCCCTGGTCGAAGGTGGCGTGGATCCCCTGATCCTCAGACACGTGGAGGGCGCCGGAGGGCTGAGTGCCCTGGTACTTGGTGGAGCTCACACCGAGAAGCACACCCAGGAAGGTGTCAATCGCGGCGATCGTCCCAGCAACCTCAGTCGGGTTAGGAAGGTGCCACAGAGCCGCCAGCGTGAGATAGAGCGCAGAGGTAGCCGGAAGGGCGACCAGTGCAACCCACTTGAGGATGTCATAGGACTTGTTGTTCAACTTAGTCTCCTGAAGGTGCTTAGCCATTGGTTTTCCTCTTCGCCGGGGGTCTAGGGGTGGGGACGACAGGAAGATTCTTTACCTCATTCACTATCTTCTCGGCAAGCCCATTCCCCCCGAACTCGGAATAGGGCTCTACAAGATACTTCATGAAGTCCTCATACTCGTCGAGGGTGAGAAATCCTCGATGAAGATAAGTCTTCCCGACATATACAATCCGGTCATGGGCCATTCCGAGCAGAAGCCTTGACGTGGCGGACTTCCGCTCACTGCGCTTCATGATCCAAGCCCACATCCCGGAAGATCCCAGAACCGACAAGAATATCGCAAGGACGATGTCGGTCAGGGGGTTGAATCCGAAGTGCTGCATGTTAACCGATCGCTAGATAGGGACGAACCCCGAAGGAGTAGTTCAGCGGGGCATGGGAGAACTGACCGGTGGACTTCATGTAGACCGCAGTCTGAGCCGAGGCGCGCTCACGAAGCCAGTACTCCTCCTCGATATTAACAAGGGCGGGGTTTAGTCGGAAGGCGGGGAACTGGTTGTGGTGAATACCCCGGGAAAGTGAGTCGTCAAAGATAGATGAACCCCAGAGCATGGCCTCGTCCATGATATTGATGTGCGGGTTGTACCAGCGCCAATCCCTGACTGCGCCGTTACCATCGTACCCAGTAGCGACTCGAGTCCAGACACCGACCATGTTGGACCGGTTGAACAGGGACTCAGCCATACGACTGGCCTGGGTCATAGTTGACTGGTTCAGAGTCGAGTCGACGTACGAGCGCTGATCCGGGATAGTAGTCGACCAAGCCTCTCGGAACAGGGACCGGTCCGGAACAACCACAATATGGTTCTGGCGGAATGGCGGCTCACCGATATTCATGAAGTAGTTGAACGCCACAATTCGCCAGGTAACACCAGAATATGTCCAGTAGTCCCCGAGGTACAAACCCGAGAACGATCCGCTTCGAATCGCCTGTAGGTACGGAGTAACCGAGTTGCCTAGGGAGGCGCCTCGGTAGATCGAGTTGTGGACACCAACATTCGAGTCATTCAGCATCCCATAGACAGACCCAGAGTTGGTGAACTTCTCGTTGATCTGGGTGATCTTGAGCTCGGTCCCGGCAACTCGACCCTCTACGGCCTGAATACGATCGTTCTGGTTCTTGTCACTAACCTTTAGATTAGCAACGTCAGTCGAGGTGTTACCCCCAGCATTAGCCAGAGCGTCTCGAACCGAGTCGAACCAGGTGTTGAACTCGCCCTGGAGCTTGGCCTGGAGGGAGTCCAGGTTGATCGTCTCAAGGGGGCCTCGAACATAGGGAGTACGAGCACTACCCACGAGGTTAATGATGTTCTCGGCGACAATCTGTCGAGCGTTCTTGATGACCTTGATCTGGGCCAGTGCGAAGGTCTGTCGGTCACCACTGTCTCCCACGTTAGGGATCAGAGGGGTGACTGCAGGAGTACCCTGGACAACCTTGATCTTGGCACCACGGACAGCCTTGGATCGGTCGACCTCAATACACACGAGGTCAATACGGTCCAGAGTCGCGTGAGAACCAGTGATAGCGACTGTCTCGTCACCAGAGTTCTCGACCCATCGGTTGTTCAACCATGCCTTACCTGCTCCAACGTAGACGGACATACCGTTGTTGGTGGGTCGTACTCGGAACTTGTCCCCCACGTTCGGGAAGACGCCCGGTGCGATGATGCCGTCGAAGAGCGATCCGAACTGGTCCGCATCGTAGGTACGGTCACCATTCACCGAGTTATAAAAACCACTAGAAATGGCCATACATTAATCCCTTTCTCGAGGAGCAATGACCTCTCCAGGGCCACCGCGAGTGAAGTCGATACGGAAGCCGTCACCATTCCACTTGGTACGAGACGACATTGAGATAGTGGGAACTCGAGAGAACCCACTACTGGACCATGACTCCGTCATCTCAGTCAGCTGACACTCAATCGGTTCTGCGTTGCTGCCCGAGGGGACGTAGTAGAAGATATCGCCAACATCGAATCCTGTTCGGTACTCAACATTAGAGAAGCTGTTGATCTTTCCCGATATCATTTTGAGCGGAGTATACTTCGGGAACATTGCGTCCAGAACCCAGAAGGGATACCATACCTCACTCAGGGAGGAAATATGCTTCCTCTGAAGCGGAGTCAGAGCTTTCCAGTCCTTGATCGAGTATGGCTTGTGAACCTGGGTATTATCCCACAAGACCTCTCGTCGAGTGATTGGATTCTCCGACCGCAGCGTGTGCGCCCGAGTATGTGTGCTACCGTCCGCAATCCACTGTAGATCTACGTCTCCAGTATCAAAGACCTCGTAGATTGTACTCTTCTTGTCGACGATGGAATCCACCGACTCGAAGTCTGAGAAGTTGTCATTCTCCTGAGCAAGTGTAATAGTCTGGATCAGTCGAGGCGCAGTCACGTAGCAGTGAATACCCTGATTCTCAAGCTTGATCTTGTAGAACAGTGAGTACCCATTTGGCTTACACGCTGACAAGACATTTCGGAACATCTCAGATATGGGAGCTCGATCGTAGATGATCCACTTCCCATCCTGGATCTTCTTACCTGTATCATTAACATAGGCCATCTGCGACACTCGAGTCTCTCGGTGGAAGTTGAAGTTGTCGATCCTACGAGCAGCTTCTGCATCCTTACCAAGATGAGCGTGCGCCAAGTTTTCGGCTGTCATCTGAGCATTGAACTGACCGTTGGAGTCAGGTTCAATCCACTGCCGGTGGGGTAGGACTCTCCACTCAAACATCGACTCGAGAGATCTCCCGGTATACTTGTGGAGGTATACGCCGTCATCCTCCTGCTTCACGGTAGCCGTCTCAATGACCATAGCGGTCGAGGTGTCGTCTCGAATAAACAGGTTCCCGAGACTATACTCATATCCAGGCTGATCCGAGTAGAGCTGGAGCTCGAACTGACCATAGTCGTATGCCCGCTCGGTCCAGTTCAGGGAGTAGAAGTTGTTCGGAACCTCAATCCACGAGTTGTAGTTGTGAAGGAACGAGAAGAACAGCTGCATTAGATCCCCCTATAAAGTGTATCGTATTCCATGGAGACGTTAACGTCATCAACGCCTCCAGCATACTGAAGGGCGATCGTGTTGATTCCAGGATGCATCTGAATCCAGGTACTCCCCGGAGCCAGAACACCCGTGATGTAAGATTTCCTACCTCGAGCCTGGTGAGTAATGGATTTCTTTCCTGGACGAGTGTCTACGACAATACTTTCTCCGGCGTAGAAGTTACCAGCTCGAGAAATAGACATTGTCTCGTTGAAGGTCGTGTTACTCAGAATCAGGTTACTGACTGTACCGAGGAACTCGACGGTGATAGTAACACCAGCCGGGTAATCTCCAAGGTATCGGATATCCTTACCTGAGGAGTTGGTCATGTCCCCGAACTTGAGCTTGTGGTTGTCCTGTGAGAAGAACGGGAACTCGAAGGTCGGAGTGTTGTCGTTGAAGCCCACAACCTTCTGGATCTGCGTGGCGGAGGACTTCCAATACGGGTCCAGCCCTAGAAGAGAGACCTGGATCTCCTGCCGCTCTGAGAAGATGTTTGGCTCAACGGACTCGACAATGAAGTCGGAGTGCACGTTAAGCCAGTCGGTTGTCACACCGAGAGTAATGGTCTCCCCGACTCCAAAATAGGAGTAGCACTTGAGTCTGAGCTCCTGAATGTCGGTTCCCCAGGGGATCAGAGTCAGCACCACAGTACGAGTACCAACCCTGATCCCCTTAAGGAACGCTCCGTCCAGCAGGGCGAATCCATCAGTGCTGATGTCCGCCTTTACTGGTCCCAGACCAGTAATCTCCTTGACCGCGACCCCCGACTCGTAGGGGTTCGTGATGTCGATGGTTAGACGATCCCCCGACTTTGTCGTGGACGAGATCTCTGAGATCATAGTGTCAACTTGTCCTTTGCCATAGCAAGCTGAGTGTGGGTCTGGCGATAGATAGTCGCCGCATCCAGCGCCTCAGGCGAGTTGTTGGTCTGGTTGAATGTGATGTTCGTAACACCATTTTGACTATTCTTGTCAGAATTGTCAACTGCGATCGGAGCTGGCGGTCGAGCCGCGTTTGCAGCCTGAGCCGTGACTCCGATGGCGGGCAGGAAGTTATTGATTCCCTTGGCCTGCTTCTGCATCTCGGTGAGATCCAGGATCGGCTTAATTTCCGGCTTGAAGGATGGGTCGTCCTCGATGAGTTCGTTTACTCCGTCGAGCGCCTTTGACATAGCGTCGTAAGCTGCGCCAGCCATACTACCGCCGGCGTCAGCAACACGATCGCCAGTATCCTCGATACCGATAGCGAGGCCCTCGCCGACATATCCGCCAAGCTCCATCATCAGTCGAGAAGGAGAGTGAATCTTGAAGTAGCTCTTGACCTTGTTGTAACCCTTCTTGGCTACGTTCAACATAGACTCACCGAAGCTCCAGGCCTTGGACGCAAGACCGTTGGTCATACCGTCGACAATAGCCCAAGCGATCTCTCGACCAACCTTGTTGAACCGGGGAGCGTACTTGTTAATAGCATCGCGAACACCTTCAAGAAGCTTGAGGACCGTCCACATACCCTTGTCAATGATCTTCGGACCATTCCTAGCAATCCCATCCAGGAAGTTGAGGATGACGTTGGTGGCAGCGTCAATGACCTTGCCGATGTTGTCAGCAATTCCGTTCAGGAAGTTTGCCAGGATAGTAGCGCCCTTCTCGCCGAACTCGTAGGCATGGTTAGCCAGCTCAGTGAGCATCGCCTGGATCAGGATGAACAACGTTGCGACAATACCAGGGATGTTGGCGTTGATGGCATATATGATCGCTCCGAGCAATGCTGCCATGGCTACCGCCAGCTCAGGGGCCTTTGCTCCTAGTGTGATGATGAAGTTGGCAATAGCTGTGGCCACATCGATCGCCACCTGGGGCAGAATCGCCGCAAGCTGCTTCAGTCCCTCGGTCAAGACCAAGAATGCCGCTGCACCGGTTGTGGCACAAATACCCAACACAGCGGCAAAGGCCGCCATACCGATTGAGATCGGAAGTAGTGCCAGACCTAGCGCGAGCAATGCTGCCGTAAGGATGATCATACCTACCGCGAAGTACTGCGCACCAGCTGCCGCAGCAACCAGGATCAGCATACCACCGGCAAGAGCAATAAGCCCGATAGCTAGCTGTGTCCAAGTGATTCCAGACAGGGTCTTCATAGCAGAGGCCAGAGCCAGGAATGCGATAGAGGCGATCCCTAGAGCAATTCCACCTTCCTTGAAGGCGTCTGCCGCAGCCATCGAGATCGCCAGAATAGCGAGACCAGCCGCGAGAGCTATAAGTCCCTTAGCTAGCGTCATGATATCCATGTTTCCGAGAATAGCTACTGCTCCAGTTAGAACAATAACTGCCGCGGACATAGCAATGATAGCTGCTGCTCCACGAGCATTTGCTCTACCTGCAATTGCCATTGCAATCGACAGCTCGGCAATGATAACACCAAGGGCAATTACGCCCTGGAGAAGCTTTCCGGTATCCATCGTCCCAAGCATCCAGATAGCCGCCACAAGGATGTTGCAAGAGACAGCCAGCGATAGAAGAATCGCAGCGCCCTTACCCATAAAGGGGTCCTTACTAACGACCATCATGAACCCAGACAGGATCGCCACAACCGCGGCGAGGGTTACGACCCCCTGGATAGCCTTACCAGTATCCATGGACCCAAGAGTGTATACTGCTAGAGACAGAATAACACAGGATGCAGCAAGAGCAAGAAGGATTCCAGCTCCCTTCTCAACGCCCTTGGTAGCAGCCATCTTGGTCATGAACTCCTGCATGGTCATCATCAGGATCTTCATGGCAGCAAGACCGACCACAGCACCCTTGAGATCCATTCCGGCAAGAATCCGGACAGCAGTTGCCATCAGGATCATAGCGGCACCCATAGCAATGAGCATAGCCACAATACGAACACTGTCATTCTTGAAGGCCACCATCTTGGTCATAGACTCAAGCATGTCATCCATCATCTTGAAGAGATACTTCAGGACAGCCAGTGTGACGAGGAGCTTCGGTGCCGGAACAAGAGACATCAGGATCAGCGCCCCGGCAAGAACACCGAGAGCAATTGCGATCGTCAGAAGGGCTTTGGCTTTAACCTTCTGCTCGAATGCCTCGAGGACCCCTCCGAGCTTGTCGAAGACGTTACCGAGCTTATCAGCGACATTTCCGATCTTGTCGAAGTTCTCCTTGAAGGAGTTGATCCATCGAGTGAAAGCAATAAGCACTCCGCCGCCAATAGCCCCGACAAGGATCTTACCCATGTCATAAGACTTAAGGTTGGAGTTTGCCTGACTCATAGCATTGCCGATAGAGCCAAATGCGTTCTTGGCGCCCTCCTTAACCTTAGGTGCGAAGGTGTTAACCACGAAGTCTTTGAACTCAACGAACTTCTGCTTGATGGTGTCGAAGAGTTCTGGGAGGTGGACCGCTCGAGCGACCTGTTCGATGTCTTCGAACCACTTCTTGAGGAAGTTCTCCTTAGCGGCCTGACCGGTTTCCTTAGCTGCCTGCGCTGCCGCAGTCCCGACTTCGGATACAGCTCCTGCCGCTTCCTTGGCCTTAGCCTTAACTTCGCCATGACCGTTAACCCAGTCACGGAAAGAGACGGCTACTTCCTTGACTTTACCGCCGATGTCCGAGAAGGCCTTTCCAAGGTGGTCCCAAACACTACTATTTTGAATAGTGTTCCAAGTATCAACAAGGGCGTCCCGCAATTCAATTAGTTTCTCTTTGAGCCACTGGACTTTCTCAGAGATCTTGAGCTTCTGGCCGAGTTCATCGAACTTGTTCCCGAGGGATGCGACAATCGCCTCGGCAGAGGACATGTCTCCTAGGTTGAAGCCCTTGAAGTAGTCAGAGAGAGCAGCCTTACCCGAGATGAGCTTAGCTTTGAGCTTGTCTCCGACGCTTCCGGCGAACTCGTTGATCTTGGACTTGGCCTTGTCTACTCCACTGTAAATGGAATCCATAGCAGCGGAGAACTCTCGACCAATCACCGAGTTCTTAAGAGCGTCTTTGACGAGACCAAACTTCGAAGCAAGATTCTTGAGCCCCTCTCCGGCACCCTTGACCTTGCCTGTGAAGTCGATCCACATGATGAAGTCATGGATCTTATCGGAAACCCACTTGATTGCCTTGCCGACCAGATCGATCGGTGGGAGAAGGAGTTTGAGGATCTTACCGCCGATGTCCAGCTTAGCGAACCACTGGTCGAACCAATAGATTGCCTTACCTAGGACCTTTGTGATCTGGAATACACCAGAATTGATCCCGGTGAATGCTGGGAACAAGGCCTGAACGATGTGCGAGGCTACCGTAAAGACGACCTGCGCGACTTCGCCGAGAATTGTAGCGAAGATATGGAAGATTGAGAACAGACCGGTGAATGTCCACTCCAACTTATCAGCAAAGTTGTTTGTGATGATAAGCTTTGAGGTGAAGTTCTCGAAGGCTTTCGTGATCCGAACAAGGCCTTCGGCACTAGCATTCATGAAGACTCGACGGAAGGCCGTTCCGATCTGACCTAGGACCTTGACAATCGCCCAGAAGATATTTGCCAGACCCTGAACAAGGGATGCGCGTCCGCCAAGGTCCTTCCACATCTGGAGGAACCCATTTCTGGCATCAGCACTGGCCTTAATAACGCCACCGAGCCAGTCGCCAATAGACGTGAATAGAACCGATGCCTCTTCGAAGTCACCAAAGAGAATCTCGAACGTCTCGGCCCATCCGGAACCGATGGCTTCCTTGGTCGTGTCTACTAGCTGGCTAAAGGTTCGGATCTTGGTTGCGGCATCAAATGCTCCCTGAGCAAATTGCTTGAGCTTGTGCGCTTGCTCCTCGGAATAACCCATCTCAACAAGCTGTGCCTCAGAGAGGTCATTTGTTAGCGCAGTAAGGGTGGTCGTCATGACCTGGGCAGTAAGCCAGTCTTCCTTCAGGGATTCTCGGAAGTTTCCATCCTTGGCGATAGCCTCATCATAACCAGTACCCATCATTCGGGAGGTCTCAATAAGGGCATTCCTGAATGACTCACCGCCCATGCCTGCCTGTACTAGCGAGTTCCAGTCCTGAAGGTGGACAGCGCCAGCCGCAATAGCCTGAGAAAGCTGAGTATATGCCGTGGCTGTCTGCTGGGCAGTTGAACCTGAGGCCGCTGCGAGGTTAGACAGACCCTTAATTGATGCTACGGATGTCTGAAGATCGACACCAGCTGCGGTGAACAGACCAATGGCGTGAGTCATGTCGCTGAAGCTGTAAACCGTCTTATCGGCATAGGTGTTCAGCTCAGCCAGGGAGGTCTTAACCTCACCGAGGGTGGTACCCTTCTCAACCGTATTGGCCATAATGGTCTGAATGGCTCTCATTTTGAGCTCATACTCATTAAAGCCGTCTTTGATGGTTCCGATGAAACCAGAGACCACGCTTCGACCAGCATTAAGAGCCGCGACACCAATTCCACCGAATGCGGTGACGGCAAGACCTTGCATAACGGTCATGTTCTTACCGATGTCGAGAGCCTTCGTGGCCAGATCGCCTAGGGTGGTGTTCTTAGCGATCTCACCAATACGAGAGAGACCGTCTGCAGCCCCTTGCATCTTCAAGGATTCTTTTAGGCGGTCCATACTGGACGCGGATTCCTTGATTGCGGACAGGAACTGCTTGTTGTTCATCTTGAGCGAGACTACCCGCTCGTCAATAGTAGCCACTACTTAGTGACCTCCTTCCAGGCCTTCTTCGCTATCTTGTCGAATACGGGCCTGATAGCGGGGTTGATGTAGTCTCGGCCGACGACATACCCACCATTACGGGTACCGTGACCATATTGCAAGATGACGGCGATGTTTACGCCGTTGTTTACGTGTGAGTTTGTCCAGGTGATCTTCCAGTTATTACCAGTTCTAGTGACTTCGTAGTTCCAACTAGCCGCTGTCTCGCCCGACCTGGAGGGGGTCGCCGCCTTGAGAGCAGAAACCCCCTCCTTGCCGAACTGATTCATGATCAGAGCCAGGTCTAACTTCGTCATTCTGTCAAACCAATTCCTGGTGAGTTTCCAGTCTCCCTGGCTCTCGATCGTAATCATGATTCTCCTAGACTAGAGATTCGGAGTAAATGTTGGCCACTCCGGAGACCATACATCCGATGGCGCCCTTAGCTAGGGCATCGTCGTACGCCTGCCTTGTCGGGCAGATGTGTCCCCATACTGGCTTCCCGAGAGCAGTGGTTCGTCTCCAAACCTCGTCGCTGGCTTCCCAGGACATACCGATGTAGTCCCATGGCTTGTGCCACTCGTTGATCCGTCCGTCAGTAACATGATCCGGGTAGGAATACCCCCAGCACTTCCAACCATCAGACTTCCACTGATTGGCCAGCCAACCGGCGTCGATGGAGAACTTCCAGATGATTCGCCCTTGTGCATCTGTAGGGAAGAACTTCTTAAGCTCTTGCCACTGGGCGGCAGAATACTTCGGATCGAGTACCGTGATGTGACTTGAGCCGTATGCGGCGAAGTACTCCTCGACAGTCATAAATGGCTCACCGATAGTGGTGTACTTCTTGATCTCCGCCCAGGTCATTTCGGTGACGGGGGTATCCGGGGCAGTCTTATCCACTCGCTGAAGGGTCCGGTCATGGTTGAGGAACCATACACCGTCCTTCGTCTTCTGACAAGACACCTCGAGCGCACCTGCGCCGTACATTACGGCGTTGGTATATGCTCGAATAGATGCCTCGGGCCAGCTGACTGATCCTCCTCGGTGAGCGATAAGGAATCCATGAGTGTCTATCATGGTGAAAATATCCCGGTATCCCCTTGGGACCGCCCGCATTGATGCTGGAGATAGCTCTCCATTGTGATAAACATATATAGGGTTTGAAGATCCAACGTCATGAATCTCCACTCCTTGTATGTTAATCTCTGGAGGAGCTGGGTTTGTTTCTTCAAGCTCAAGCCAAGCGTAGGCTCTTGCGCCGTAGGATTCCTTAACCGAGTTGGCTACAGCTCCTATGGTCATAGACCACGAAGTTCCTCGGTTTCGTTTCCCACCCCTGGCTATCGGATCTGTACCCGGCGGATACCACTCTGGTTCATCCCTCGACGCTACAGCGTGGTATTGAACCGCAACCAGATTCTTCTTATCTGATTTTAATGCTGGGATGCCAGGTTGCCATTGGTGTATCTTATAGTTAGATACTCCGCCTATAGCGAATACTACGAAGTTTTCTCTTGCGTTGGTAGTATTATCGCTATTGAACTTGAATGTTGCCCCAATATCATCCGCGGTACATCGCTTTACCGCAACGTATCCCGATCTACCACCAGCATCCGAAGTATACTGGAAATCCCAACCAGAAGGCGGTCTAGCCTTCGTATTTCCGAACTGGGATGCGTAGAATACAACCAGTAGATCCCCAACATCAGTAGTAGATGCTACAAATCTAAATGTACCAAAGCCGGTCGCCTCAGATCCACTACCACTCGCGAGATGGACCTGCAGCCCAGGTTTAGGCGTCTCATAGATGTTGAAGTTGTGGATTGTGATGTCGTTCGCCGTGCCAGGAACTGCAATAGAGGGAGTCCATAATGGATAGGCGTTGACTGGAAGTTCAAAGTCGAACTTTAAGGCAGCATTAACCCCACCCCTGATGTTCCAGGTTGTAATGAAATCCTGCTTACCTGTTGACTTTTTCGCCTCATCAAACCAGTTGGCTCGCATGGCGATCTGAGTGTCTTGATCCGCTGAGTACGTGATCTCAACAGTCCACTTGCGATCGCCGACGGTATAGGCATTAATCTCGAACGGAGTGGAGCTAGATCCCTTTCGGATCAGTCGGCCGTCCCCTACTCGAGCGCCGTTACCTCCCCACCAGGCTCCAATTGCTGGGAATACACTAGCCATTACTTGGACCGCCTAACAATCACCGTCCCAGACGGAGTCCCAGCCGGTACTGGATCATCGGGACCGAGGACAATCATCTTCGGGACCTCTGGAATCTTGATGTTGTCAACCTTCAGCTTGAGCTTCAGGTAGCCCTTGAGCCACGGAATAATCAGCTCACAGATCTCAGCGCCCGGAGGGTTTTCGTAGGGGTTCCCGACGGGGTGCCACTGACCACCATTTTGAGGATCCTCAACAAGGAAGCCGTCGGTGACGTAGAGGTGGCTGATCGCGAGGTTGTCCGCCTTGTCGAAGACCTTCTGGTAATTCTCAGATGTGACGGAGTGCACCACTGCCCACCATCGAGTGGACGGATAAGCCTTCATGTGGTCAGGAAGGATAGGCGAGGTCGGATTCTCCTCGAGGAACTTAGCGGCCGTTCCCTCGAACATCATACAGACGTCGAAGTCGAGGTTACACACCTCCTGGGAGATGTTGGATCCGGTGTTGATCGCAATCACAAAGTCCAGGCCGTTCTCGCGGCGGATTGTATCAATCAGATCCTTGTACCACGGAAGGCGGTCCTTCCGGGCATCCCATCCGTTGATCACCTCGTCAAGGAATACGCCCTGTACCAGGTCGCCATACCAGTGCTTAGCGCGCTTCAGCTGCTCAAGGATATATTCCTTGGTGAACTTGGAGGCGTTAGGAATACCTCGGTTCTCCTCGGAATCCGGATTGATTGCTGCGCCGTACTGGGTCTTGATATAGAACAGAAGTTTCTTTGCTCCTGCACCAAGAGCCAGCTCGCCCTGCTTCTGGAAGTCTACCTCCTGCGCCTCCCAGTCACCGCTGTTGCGGTTAAGGATTACATATCCGAGGTTGTCCCGGAACTTCAGTGTCTGAGCCCACTTGGAGAACTGCCCTGGCTTTCCATCCTGGTAGTAGTCTGGCCAGTAGTAGGTCACCGGAGAGTAGTACCGAGCACCGTTCTTGAATGGATTGGTCTGTCGGAGTGCGTCTTCGACATCGGCCTTCTCGCCGTAGGTCCGTGCAGCCTCTTCCTTGGTGAGGTAGTTGCCAAGTTGAGGGGTTACCGCATCCTGACCGGCGGGACCACGCTCCCCTGCAGGTCCGGGAGGACCCTGCGGTCCAGGAGGTCCGGCGGGACCAGCCGCACCATTGTCACCCTTAGGCCCTGGTTGTCCATTTGCTCCGGCAGGGCCAGCGGGTCCAGTAGGACCTTGGATGCCTTGATCGCCCTTGGGTCCAGGAGGACCAGCGGGGCCCCTAGGTCCTTCGGGGCCAGGCGAACCGGCCCCTCCGCCACCTCCACCGCCGAACGGAAGCGGTGAGATCTCTGACGTGGGGACGGCGGACATGATGTCAATAGTTCCACCCTGAGTCAGAGCGACGTGCTTGACGATGTCGAACTTGGGGGAATCAATGTAGATGGTGTGAGTCCAGGCGCCAGAGGGGGTTACTCCAGCGCCCGGAGCCAGCACCTCGATGTTGACAGCGCCAGCCTGGTCTGTCCGAACCATATGCTCGCGCATCGAGACTGCAGCACCTTCGACGGTAGCTGTAGCGCCCTTTACGTCAGGAACGATTCGGACAAGAGCCCGACCATTCTCTCCTCCGGGGATTGTTCCCGTTAAAGTACAGTATGGCGCTGCCATTTTGAGCCTCCTACGGCTGTTCGGCCCTGTCGAGCAGGGCGTTCACCTTGGTGTTTGTCTCGGCGCCGTAGACGCCATCGACATCAGCGCCGACTGCAGCCTGAACGGCCTCGACGGTCGCGTCGTGTGCCTCCTCCGAGGCGTCACCCCAGACCCCATCCTGCTCAGTGCCGACCACGGACTGCGTAAATGCCACGCCGAAGGGGAAGGTCTTCCCGCCCCACTCGGAAGCCGCGGCAAGAGCGTAGCAGCGAGACCGAGTGTTCGGCCCGGCGACATTGTCGGGGGTCGCCCGGACTGCACGCTGCAGCGCACGGATGTCAGCAGGGCCAGCGGGAGCAGTATTGCTCGGAGAATCAGTGTACGCAGGCCGGATCACATAAGCGATCGACTGATTGCGGACACGCCGCCAAACACCGTTCCCAGCAGACTGAGAGCCGTAGCTGCCAGACGAGGTATTGCCCTCGATCGTCTGGAGCGTGCCGCCGCCAAGGTTCTTCTCGACGAGGCCCACGTGGTCCGTGCCGCCGCCGTCCCAGTTGTAGATGACGACATCTCCCGGTCGGGCGTCGTAAACCGATACGAAGTAAGCGTCAGGGTGCTGGCGGACCTTGTTGACGGTGTAGTCAGTGTTAAAGGAGAATCCTCCAATAGCGTCAATCTGCCCGCACTCGTCCAGACACATGCTGACGAAGAGCATGCACCACCAAACAGAGTCGGACGGTCCAGCAAGCCACTGCTGACCAGTTCGAGCTGCCCAGTATCGGCCAGCTTCGGATCCGGGCTGAGGGTCGTCTGGTGCATAGTAACCAATCCTCGCTGCGGCGCGAGCGAGTACGTTGTCTGCGACGCTCACTTCATCACCTCAGTAGTCTGGGAGACGTGAATCTCCTTGTCTTCCATAGGATCAGTGCCGATGTGGGCCTGCGGAGCAAGCGCCTCCTCGGGAATGTCCTCGTGACTGATCATTGTTATCCCTTCGAGCCAAGCTTAGCTCGCCTGGCCCTATTGAGTTCCCTGTTCCGTTCCATAATCTCGGACTGGGACATCTTCTTATCGGGTTGGTTCTTTTGGTTGCAGACCCGAATGAGTGTGAGTAGTCGGTTGATGTGCCATTTCTCGCACTCGAATGGGATCTGGCAAGCGATCATCCAGTAATAGATTAGTTCGGAGGATGTATACTCTCCAGATCCAGACTCCCCACCCATCTCGCGGATGGTGGTTGCGGTCATCGTGTCGCCCATATAGGCGCTAATACGATCGACCTCAGATGAGGGGATCCTATCCAGGAGCGACGGGTCATACTCCTCATCAGTGATCATACACTTGATGTAGAGGGTCATCTCCTCAGCGGTGACTTTGTCGTTACCGATGAGGTGTTTATGGGTAATTGACTCCCATTTTGACAGCGCGACCAGGTTGTGCTCCAGGTGCAGGATTCCGCCAGGCATGGAGACAAAAGTGCCTGTCTCCTCGTCGAACCCGTCGAGATCCGGGATAGAAACTATAAGCATTGCAGGCACCGAGGGCCCAGGAGTCTAGGTCTCTGAGCCCCCGGTGTGGTATATCAGCCTGCGAAGTGAGCCTTGATCTCGTCCGGCAGGAGGAGCTTGGGCTCGGTAGCCTGCGCCACGCCCTGACCAGCGTCGGAGCCGAACAGCTTGGCCTCGAGGGTCTTCAGCTTACCGGCGTCGACGTCCAGAGACGAGATGGTCAACAGCGAGGTGGGCTTGGCACCAGACACGTTGACCGGCGTGGTGGACAGCTCCCAGGAGAAGGAGATCGCCTCAGGAGAGTCGTTGACGGTCTTGTAGCCCTTCTCAGAAGGAGAAGCCTTGCAGCCGTACAGGATGTGGAGCTTGTAGCCCTTGTCCTGACCAGCCACGTCGTCACCGATCTTGGTTCGGTAGACGAGACCGAAAGCCAGTCGGTCCTGCTGACCGATCTTAACGCCCTTCGTCAGCGTGGCGGAACCGTCACACTGCTCGAACTCGTCGGGGTAAGTGTAGGCCTCAATTGTGGCCTTCAGCTTCTCGGCCGAGAGCATCGAGAGGTACAGAATGTTGTCGGCATAGAGGTCAGTAGCCTCAGCGCCCTCAGGCTTCTCAGAGATGGCGGTAATACCATTCCAAGCAACGCCCTTGCCGTAGGTCTTCTGGGCCGGGTCGTACACATAGAGTGCACAGTGGTCGACACCAGTCTCAATACGGCGCTCACCAGTCTTGTCCCAGACAAGTGCAGCCATGTTAACTCCTAATAATAGACGTCGAAGATGTCGTGATAGAGGTTGTCCGCTACGAGTCGAGACTCATGGCGGCTGAACAAAAGGTCCTCGATCTTCGTTCGTGTCGGGTCCTCGGGATGCCGGGCAATCAATGTAACCTGGAACCGGTTTGCTTTAATGTACTTGAGGTTGTCCGCGTACATTGGATCACCCGGGTGCCGCTCGTAAACGATGCACGGATACGAGAGATTAAGCGACGGGAGTGGTTGATAATAGACCTTGTCTGACCCGAGGATCTCTACCAGCTTCTCATGGAGAGCTAGGCGTCGGTCCATTGTACACCCCCGTCAACTCGAGAACCAGACGGGGGAACTTCAGCTCCACGTAGGAGATCTTCCAAAGTCCCCCCATCCAGCGTACGTACTTGAGATTCTGGATGTTATCCGTTAGAAAACCATCAGCGATAACGCTGATCTGGTTACTGAGGTTGATACTCCCAAGAATCTCATCGCTGCTACCAAAGCGGCGTGCTTCCCGGAAGACGTCGCCATAGTACTGCTTCTCGACTATTTTGTCTTCCCAAATTCCCGGCTCTGTCTGGACCTGTGTAGCAAATCCTATCTCACCGAAGAATTTGGCCATCTATCACGGCTCCGCGACGACGTTACCAGCCTCGGTCTTCCGCTCAACGATGATGGCCGACTTCGGGTGAGTCAGCGCAC